GTGTAGAAACCCTTGCATAAATGTATGTTTTTCTTTCTACTCCTTTATTGAATAATTTGTATACACTGTCTTTGTCATAATCATATCTGCCATTAGGTAAAATGTTTACTTTTATTAATCCTTCTTTAACGTATTTTGTAAGAGTAGGTCTTGTTATTTGCAATAATTCTAATACTTCTTTAGATTTCATTATAATCATCTCCTTTTAAGATGATTATATCATATATTTATTTAAATATCAATTATTTTTATTAAAATTTTTAATATTTTTTATCAATTTAATTAATTTTAATAACTATATCTTTTGATTAGTTGTTGTCATTATCTGTGTCAAGTTTAAAAAAGTCACTAGTCGTTACTTTCTTTCCTACTTCATTTACAGCTTTTTGAGTTGCTTTTGTTACTTCTTGGGCTGCTTTTTGTGTTAGTTTTGTTGCTTCTTGCACACCTCTGTGCATTAAATTAAATATTTTCTGTACCCTTTCATCTTTGAAGACGTTATCAGGTGTAACTACCCTTGGCTTCTCTATAACTGGTTTAGGTGTTGATTTATGACTACTTTCCTTTAACTCCGTAAAATAGTCGTCCATATTTATTTCCATGTCAGGGTCGTCTTGTATGTAATCGTCTACGTCAGATGAAAAATAGTCATCTCCATCTTCTATAAAGTAGTCATCTTCATCGTTAGCTGAATCTTCAACATTAAAGTTATCATCTTCATCTGATTCTATGAAGAAGTCATCAAATTCATCTATATCTATTTCATCAGTAGCTGCTTTGTTTTCATCTTCATCAGATTCTATAAAAAATTCATCGTCATCTGATTCTATGAAGAAGTCATCAGATTCATCTATATCTATTTCATCAGTAGCTGCTTCGTTTCCATCTTCATCAGATTCTATAAAAAATTCATCGACATCAGCTATATCAAAAGCAATATCTTCTTCATTATTTTCAGTGTCAAAGAAACCATCTTCTTCGTCATCTTCGTATAAATAGTCCTCACCAAATTCACTTTCATCAAAATTTTCATCATCTAATGTATCGTCGTCGCTGCTTTCTATAAAATAATCATCTGCTACAAAATCGTCCTCTTCATTCTCTCCAAAATTATCTATATTTTCTTCGCTGTCATCATATTCATCTTCAATAAAGAATTCTTCATTATCATCAATATCAATTTCATCTATATTGTTGTTAAAGTCATTTTCATCTGAATCATCTTCTATGAAGTAATCTTCACCATCTTCAAATGTATCCTCAACATTTTCAAAAGTATCTTCATCAATATCATCGTCCATACTATCTTCATCTGGACTAAAATAATCATCTGTATCTTCTATATCAAATTCATCTGTATCATCAATATCAATTTGCCCATCATATTGATTTTCTAAGTCTGCTGTATCTCCTTCCATTTCCTTTTCTAATAATTCAAGTTCTTCCTCTTCAGTTAACTCTGGTTCTATATCCATACCTAGACGTTCTCCAGGCACATAAACTTTGCCTCGTTCTTCTACTGGTTCGCTTTCCAATCTCTTGTGAAGAGCTAAAGCCAGAGCCGCTAGAGTCTCTTCGCTATCTAACTCTGCCTCCATGTCATTTTCCTCTATTTCTAAGCTATCTTCATCATAAGGAGGATAGCATACCTTCTTTAAATCCTGTATGTCTACAGATTTTTCATGCAATCTATCCTTAATAAATGTTTTTGTATATTCAATGAAGTCTATCTGCATTTCTAACTCTGCCATTTCACGTAGCTGGTCATAATCATCGCACTGGTCCACAGTGGCTACGTATAAATTATAGCGCAAATCGCCTATATCCTCACGAATTTTTTCCAATTCGTGCTTGATTTTTTCTTTAAAATATGCAAGTTGTTTACTGCCAATGTGATTGTTCATCTAAATTAAGGCGTGGAGACCCCAACTTCTTTAAGTTGGGGAGGAAACGCCTTCCCTCCTTTCCCATAATAATGTTTTTCTTTTACTCAATAGCTTTAAATCTTTGTAACTTGCTGACCTGTGAATCACAGTTCCGTCAAGTTTTCGTAAATCAAAATAACCAGAACTGCGTCTACCAAATATAAAACATTCTTGCCTTTTGTATTTTACTTTGTCAAATAACCTAAAACCTTTTACTAAATAAGGAGCTTGATTTAATTTTCTTATGCCACCTCTTAATATTTTAGCTTTGTGTATTTGTCTATTATGCTTTCTTACTTGTTTGATATAATACCAATAATCTAATTGTTTTGCTTTTGGATTACCGCTAATACACAGAGCATCTATTCTGTGTGATTTGGGTAACTTATGAGTGATTCTGGTGTTTTTTGTTATATATCCATAAGTTAATTCTACATTTGGATAGATATTTTTTAATCTGTTATAGAACGTCCATCTCATAATACCCATAAATGCAGTATCTCTAAAACTTTGCCCTCTTTTTAATTTAACATTCAGTTCTCCTTTGTGATATTTGTTGTGACAGGTTTCACATAAAGTTATGAGGTTGTTAGGTGCATTTCCACCTGTTTGCCTACTTTCTATATGATGAACATTTAACCTGTTGTCTTTGCTCTTACCTTTACAAATTTGACAAGTATGATTATCTCTCCAAAGAACATATTCTCTTACATTCCAAAATCCTAACTGTTCACCTTGTTGATATTCTACGCCTTCTATATTAGGATTTTTAATCTTTTGTATATCAAAGGAAGCTACTTCTGTAATTATTTTAGTTATAGGCAATATCTTATGAACTTTTTCTACTATTTTCAAATGTGTTTGTATTTTGTTTTCAATAGAAGGTGCTAACCAACATTTATTTTTACTTCGTACTCTATTTGAAAATCGTGGCTTTCTATATCTTGTTTTTCTATATCTCCTACTTCTACGATACTGCCTACGTTCTGATAATAATTGCACTATATCGTTTCTTAATTCTACTTCTGCTGAAAATAGCTCTTGCTTTTCTGTTGTAGCAGATACTCCAATAAATTTACTTCCTGCATCTATACCTAATGTAATAGGCTGTTTGTATCCACTGCTACCATAAATAAGTTGAATTGTGAATGGTTCTCTTTGTGTTATTTTTGCTTTGCCTTGCTTTAAAAGTTTTCTGGCTTTTGATGGTTTACAAGGCATTAAAGGCTTACCATGCTTATTTAAAACGTATACTAACATAAAGTATACCTCCTTTTGGAGTAATGTCTCCTTCCCCAATGTTATATAGGCTTTTTACACTTAACTCACTATCCCTACCTCACAGGATTGTTTAAAGTCAAGCAACAGAGCTACGAGTTAGGAGAAACGCCCGTAGGTGTTACGACCTATATAACGTAGTCCTCGAAGGACTTAGGGTAGTCAACTTGAGCTTTTACAAGCTCCACCCTCTATAGGGTGGGGTAGTTGACTATCAATTACCACCTTAATTAACAGTTTATCTCTTTGTCTGCTCTAAAGTATTCGCACTCCTTACATTTTGGAACTTTCATAACCATTCTCCTTGCTTACTAATTCAATTAGAAAAGAATATATTATCCACTTGTTCAGCAGATAAGTTATATCGCTGTTTTATTTTGAGTATTTCTGTTCTTGTAAAGTCAACATGACCATTCATTTTCTTTGACAAAGTCTGGTATGTAATATTTAAGTAATTAGCCAAAGATTCCAATGTATCTCCGTATATATCCATTTGCTCTCTTAACTTCCACTTCACTGTATACCTACACCCACCTAAATGCTTACTTGTTTATATCTACGTAACCATGCCACCCCAAAATTTTCCCTTTCAACTATAATATAAATTTTTAATATTTTCAACAAATTCTTAATTTTTTGTTGAAATTTATGCCTTTAATGTTTATAAAAAGAAAGTACCGCAGGTTATTTACCTGCTGTACCTTCTTTGTGGAAGTACTACCATTTAATTTAGGAGGTCTTGAACTGTAGCATTCGGAATGTAGAATGGCCTTGACCTATACATATCTTGTATGTCAGGAATTAGTATATCTACACCTTTAAACTTTGCCACAAACCCAACTTGTTCGTTTGCTCTAACCGTTGACTTATCATTTAATCTAAACTGACTTATATAATATTTTGTAAATAGTTCGCTCTGAGAACTCCTAGGAGGACAAAGCTTAGGATCTAATGCGGCTGTTCTGACTGCTGGGTCTTTCAATCCTATGGTATGGATTGTTTCTGTCTTAACTACACATATCCCATCCCATGCTTCATTATACCATGCCCCACCGTTATTTGGATCATTGCCTTGGTTCCTATCAATAGCCGCTATGAAATTAGATACTATCCTTGTTCTATTCTCTAGCTCCTTAACTTCAGCATTTTTAATATTAGCTGCTGTCTGAGTTTTAGTTAATGTTTCAAGTGTTGTCCAAGTACTATTATTAGTGCTCTTCTTTATTACTATCTCACCGTTTTTAGTAGCTTCTAACCTGTAATAAGTTTTTGACTGAGTTGAATTGATTACGTCTAAATCTGCTTCGTTTGCATTATTTTGATTTGTATTATTTACTAATTTGTATTTCTTATCACTTGAAAGTGTGTTCCCATAAACCTTCTGTCCTGCTGCTCCTGTTATTTTTACACCGCCTAAGGCTGTTGATTTACTAGCGTCGCTATCTACATATTGTACTATATTCAGATTTTCTATTGTATTCTTAATATCGTTATTAAGAGCAGTATCCCTATCATTTGCTTTTGTTAAAGTATAATAGCTATCTCCTTTAGCCACATTGCCTATTTGGTCTTGTGGAATATATGTCTGCCATGTAACTACAGCCAATTTAGTTTGTGTATTCTTAGTATCTAATGTAAATATTGCGCCGCCTGGCAGTACACTATTCTTTCCATATTTGTCTACAGCCCTCTTATGAGTAGACCATTGATTTGAATTTATAGTAAGGGAATTATTAGGACTACTATTAAACCATCCTATATCAACATAATCTACAGGAGTTATTGAACTTTCATGCGCTGCTAGGATGTTAACAGATTTAGTTCCGCCAGACTTCATTGGTAGTTCATACAACATTTCTACATATGGATAAAATTTGATTACTTCCGTATTAGGTATTGCATATCCAGTTGCTTTATTAAATGTAACTCCACCAGCTTTAAAGGTCGATGTCACGAAAGATGAGTTTAAATTACCTGTATTTGGTTTACCTATATAAGATTCCACTGCCACTGAGGCTTTGTATTCAGCTGTGTCAGAAGTTGTATGTGTTTGACCTTTAGGACTATCGCCGTCTGTAAAGGAGGTGTAGTAATCACCTTTACTAGATTTCTCTAGCTTAAATTCAATCGTATCAGTGTAACCACCAATCGTATTTCTAGTAGTTTGAGACGTTTTACCTATCTTTATACCTGGTAAACTTAAAAGTGGATGGTTTGCACTTTCTTTATAGGATGCTATTGTCGGAGGGTCATTTCCTCTCCATATAGTAAAGTAAATATTAGGCTTAACAGTGTCTCCACCACCATCCCACCTTGCTGTCCCACTTTTACTATTTGTATTATTATATGTTGGGGCAAAGACGCCTGCTAAACCTATTAGCTTTTCTTTCAATTTGTTAGTATACTCTATTATATAATTATAATTTTTATCAATCGGGGTTGTTCTATTATAATAAATGGTTGTGCTTGATGGAGTTCCATCAGGTAATTCAATTGGTACAGTATGCCCATGACTTCCAGCTGTTGGATAAGTAAATCTAAATTCTGTCAAATTACCTATGCTAGTCAAATCAAATGCTTTTGTCACCATCTTTTGTGTGAGTTTAAGGTCTCCACTTAATGATACATTATTATTCTGTGGTTGCTTTCTAAATCTGACGTATAGAACATTTGAGCTATTGGGGTCAATAGTTATATTATTTGCAGAAGTTCCGCTTGATATTGTTGGTAAAGATGCTACAATGGCATTCCAAGTGACGTTCTTATCCAGAGGGTTTAAAAGCACACTCGATACTTTCCACTCTAATAAAGTTGTGCCTGTTGGAACCGTAACGTTAACTTTATTACCACTAATAGAAGGCTGTACAACAGAGACTGATTCTGTATTACCATGTTCATCTTCAATTATATTTACTTGCTGGGGCCCTAATTTAGCTGGTTCTACGAATAATACTACAGCTGCTCTATTATTATCTTTATCTGCATAATAAGCATTGGCGTCGGCATTTGTCAGAGAAAATTCGACTTTATCAAAATTTGAGTTGATATTCTTAAACTTGACCTTGGTGTTTCCTAAATCTATAACTGATTTATCATAATTTGCATTCGCCTTCTCTATAAACTCCCGCAAACTTATGTAGGCTGGTTTTATTGTCGCTTTCTTAACTTTTGAAGTTTTAGTTATTCCATTCTTAGTTGTAGTTACCTTATTTTCTACGCTTAAGATTTTATTATAATTCGGTACTACAACCCCATAATCTCTATCTATATCAAGTACTATTGTCTCACCATCTTCTGTCCTAGTAGCTACCACTAAGTCTAATGGTATACCTTTATCATATAAAGTTATTGTTACACCTGCATAACCAGTAACATCTATTGTATTGTTTTGTCTATCTTCCTTTATACTTGCACTACTGCTTATACCTGCATCCATCAAAGCTAACATCGTTGCTGTCTCAACAGTTGCATTAAATATACTTTCTGCCGTTTTAATTCCATCTGGCTCTGCTGTAAACATCTGTTCTGGGTAGAATATACCTTCTTGTATGCCAAGCCATTCCTTGAAAAGTCTCGCTCCAGTTGAACTGAATATATCTTCAGATGATACTACTTTTCCTGATTTATCTATTAAATCTCTCTTAGTATGCCCCGTGCTAAGCCATTCTACTATTACTGCAAACATTCTTGCTATGGCTTGCTCATTTATTCTTATACTTCTGTAAGAATTTGTCGCTGCGTCATATTCACCATAAATACTATTTGAATTATTTTCAACTACAGCTATCTCATATTTTGATGCCCTGTCTAAAATACCACTTCTATCATTAAGAGGTAGATTAAGATTCCATTTAGAAAGTAGATCCTGAGCAACTACCCTTGTATTAGTATTATTTATACTAAGAGTTCTCGTTAAACTTGCTAAGTCTTTTGTATACTCATTAACTATTTGCTTCAATAAATCTTTTTGTACATTTGGTAATTTCGCGTCCAGTATTATTGTTGTATAACCTATTAAACCTAGTTCTTTGTTGTTTATTTTGTTTTTTAAATTTCTATCTATGCCTATTTGGTCTAAAAGTGCCTTCTTATTATCTATTGGGTCTAAAGAATAATAGGTGTCATTTATTTTGTATGCACCTTTCCCAGTAGCTAATACCATCGGGTCTTTATTTTTAAGCCACTTTAAATATTCATTTTCTAGTCCTTTTTTATTAACAAGATCCATTAAACTTAATAATATGAATCTTCTATAATCTATTGCTGTATACTTTATTATGTTTTTTAAATCTGCGTCTGATACATCTTGTAAATCATGTAATTCTCTGATTTCGTCAAATATTTTTTCAGGCATATTATTGAATAATGTATATAAAATTATGTCATTGGAGAATTCAGGGTCATAATCATAGATATCCTTGAAAATTTCTCTAGCTTTTTCTAATGTTTCTTTGTCTCCGCCCTGTGCGTAATATAGCTCTAAGGCTTTATCGTCTGATAGGTTATTTCTATTCATAAAATCTGTAAAATCTGCATAAATATCAAATAACTTGCCTATGTAACCACTAGTAAAATTGCTGGTGTCTATAAAATCTATTGTTGCTGTCGTTCCATCATTTAAGAAGCCTGAACTAACTACTCCATATTTCGCTTCTACATATTTGAAAGGAGCAAAAGGAACTGAAAGGTAGAAGAGTTGAACATCGCCAGAGGCATTGTAACCTCTGTGCCACATGATGCCTGTTCCCCAAGTATTATATGTTGGAGGTTGAA